ACCCATTATGATCACCATTAGTTGGTACTTCTAATGGGTATGATAATTGCGATGACACTAGTCGGTATCCTTCTAGTCGGAGACAGTAATCGTAAACTCGATGGGCGTTGTGCTCAAGAAGTTTTGGATGGTGTTTCTGAATCAGTACAAGAATGCCGTAATTGGTATGTCAAGGAGAAAAGATGATTAAGAAAATAAAAGAAGTAGCAGGAATCGCCCTGTTCGTATTCCTAATCGTCGGAGGAATGGTTGGACCATTCTTCTATACTCCTCAACAACAGACGATGGTGCCGATGATTTTCACGGCAGATTATTTGTTGTAAAAACAATCGATTGAGCGTATCGGCCGATTAAGCCCTGTCTCATTCAAAACCAGTTTCGCGAGTTCTGGGATAAATTAAAAACTTCGCGCCAATTTAAATTATGGAGATATACTATGTCAAATATTCAACTTATACATTTTATCAATGGTGAAGACGTAATTGGTGAAGTTACAAGTGTTACGGCCGAACATTATGTCGTGGAAAACCCATGTTCGATTTCGTTGGTTCAGGGTGAGAATGGCCAACCTTCGTTGAGTTTGCAACCGTTAGTATTTTTCTCTAAAGACAAAATTGTTAAACTGAACAAAAATCAAGCAATGTACATTGTTGGGGTTGACAATCAGATAGAAATGCAGTATAATCAAATCTTCGGCAACCTAATTGTGCCCCAGAAAAAGATTATTACTTAATGACAAAATTCTATACACACTTCACTCGTCGCGGAAACAACATCCTTGAAATTGGATATGAAAATGGTAAGAAGTATGCAAAGAAAGTTGGGTACAATCCCACAGTCTACATGTCCACAGATAAACATACTGGGTGGAAAACTCTTGATGGAAAAAATGTTCTTCCGAAAGAGATGGACAATATGTCTCACGCCACAGACTTTATGGATAAATATTCTGACGTTGATGGTATGCAAGTCTATGGTACAAAAAACTATTCCTATGCTTACATAAACGAACAATATCCTGATACAGTTCCGTATGATCGTTCGTTGTTACGTGTTGCTAATATAGATATCGAGGTTGGTTCTGAGAATGGATTCCCCGAACCGTCTAAAGCTAGCGAACCCCTAACTGCAATCACCTTTAAGATGGGTGGCCATTATTATGTTATGGGGTGTGGTGCATACGACAATTCTAGGAAGGATGTCACTTATTACGAATGTGCTAACGAACGAGAATTAATATTAAAATTTCTAGAACTTTGGAACAATCATTCCCCCGACATTGTCACCGGATGGAACGTTCAGTTTTTTGATATTCCATATCTGTATAACCGTATCACAAACGTAATGGGTGAATCAGCTGCCAAGAGATTGTCCCCCTGGCGCGTTGTCGGTGATCGAACCACAACAATTATGAATCGACTACATATTGCCTTCGATATTGTGGGTATTGCTGTTCTTGATTATCTCGAAATGTATAAAAAGTTTGTTCCTTCGAATCAGGAAAGTTACCGACTGGATCACATTGCATTTGTAGAACTTGGTGAACGTAAGTTGGATTATAGTGAGTATGAAAATCTAAACCAGCTGTATAAGCACGACTTCCAAACATTCATCGACTATAACATTAAGGACGTTGACTTAGTTGACAGAATCGACGATAAGATGAAACTTATTGATATGGTTCTCGCGTTGGCTTACGACGCAAAGGTGAACTTATCTGATGTCTTTACTCAGGTTAAGATGTGGGATGTACTTACGCACAACTACCTGATGAAGAAACGTATTGTAGTTCCTCAGAAAAAAACGTCTGTCAAGACCGAGAAGTATGAAGGTGCCTATGTCAAGGAACCAATTCCTGGCCGATATAATTGGGTGTGTTCGTTTGACTTAAACTCACTTTATCCACATTTGATTATGCAGTATAATGTTTCTCCGGAGACTCTGGTTGATGAGGCAGGACAAAAACAATTTTCGGTAGATCAATTGTTAGATGGTGAATTCAAGAACACTGGTGAACATTGTCTAGCTGCCAATGGGTTTTCGTTCCGAAAAGATGTCCGTGGGTTTTTACCTGAGATGATGGATAGGATGTATACCGATCGGTCAAAGTACAAAAAGTTGATGCTTGAGTGGGAACAGAAGAAAGAATCCGCGTCGACTCCAGAACAGAAACAGGAATGTATCAATAACATCTCAAAGTATTTCAGTCTACAAATGGCAAAGAAAACTCAGTTGAACTCTGCCTATGGTGCAATCGGCAATCAGTGGTTCCGGTTCTATGACATCCGTCAGGCTGAGGCGATAACACTGTCGGGTCAGTTGGCCATTCGTTGGATCGAACGCAAAGTCAATGTCTATATGAATAAGATACTGAAAACTGATAACGAGGATTATGTTATTGCATCCGACACAGATTCCATCTACATGAATCTTGGCCCATTGGTCGATGCCGCCTTTAAGAAGGGGTTGCCCGAAACCAAAAAAGTTATCGATTTCCTCGACACTGTATGCGAAGAACGGATCCAACCATATATTGATAAGTCTTATCAAGAACTTGCTGATTATATGAATGCTTTCGATCAGAAAATGTTTATGAAACGTGAGGCGATTGCTGACACTGGGATTTGGACTGCAAAGAAACGATACATTCTTAATGTTTGGAATAACGAGGGTGTTGCTTACAACGAACCTAAATTAAAGATGATGGGTATTGAGGCTGTAAAGTCTTCGACCCCAATGTCGTGTCGTGATAAACTTCGCGCTGCATTGAAGATTGTTATGAATGGCACCGAGAGTGAATTCCACAAGTTTAACCAAGACTTCCGACGTGAGTTTAAGGATCTTGCCTTTGAAGATGTTGCGTTTCCCCGAGGTGTTTCTGAACTCACCAAATATACAGATCACCAAAACTTGTATAAGAAAGGCACACCTATCCATGTCCGTGGCGCTTTGATCTATAATGATTTGTTAAAGAAACACACACTAACCAAGAAGTTTGAATCTGTTAAGGATGGTGAGAAGATCAAGTTTTGTTATATGAAAATGCCGAATCCGACACACGAAAATGTGTTGGCGATCGTGTCGGCTCTACCTAAAAAGTTCGATTTAGATAAATATATAGATTATGATCTACAATTTTCAAAGGCATACTTAGAACCATTGAACGCAATTGTAAATACATTCGGCTGGACGTGTGAGCCGGTCGCAACACTAGCAAGGTTTTTCAAATGACTATACCACAAGAATATTTAGATTTAAGAACTCAAGAAGATTTTGGATTTAGTGCCGTAGATGAATCGGAAGTTACTCAGGTAACTAATGAGGAAACTTTAGAAACAAGTATTATCCGTGAGACTGTGTCTACTTCTAATGAATCTATCGCTAGACTCGAACAGAAGATCGATAGTGTTTTGGCTATCTATGAACAAACTACTTTTGGTTTAGATTCCCAGAAACAACAGATGGAAGATTCTTTTGTTGCAAAAGAATCTGAGCTCATTGCATCAACCCAATCAAAACTTACAGAACTTGAAAAAATGATTGTTCCTCTCTTGGTTAATCTTATGAAAAATCCAGAGAAAGAATACATCTATTGGCCGGATCGAAAACCAAAACTTGAAGAACAAGTCAATCGAGTTATAGCTTTAACTAGAGGTTAAAATGTATCTTGCGTTGTTGATGATTGTAACGGGGCTGTCTGTATCCGCTGTTGCTGCTTACTATTCGATTGCGGGACTGATAGCAATTTTTGCGGCCAGTCCTATTTCCATTGGTGTTATGGGCACAGTTTTAGAAATTGCAAAACTGGTTGCAGCAAGTTGGGTCTATAGGAATTGGTACAACGCACCAAAGTTGTTAAAGTGGTATTTCGTTACTGCTGTTGGAATTTTAATTATGATTACTTCGTTGGGCATTTTTGGGTTTTTGTCCAAAGCTCATGTCGATCAAACTATTTCAATAGGCGGCAATAATAGTTTACGGATAGAATCTATAGAAAGGCAAATATTAAATGAACGAAGAAAGATCGAAGATGCTACAACAGGCATTGAACAACTTGACCAACAAGTACAAAGGCTTATTGACTATGATAGAATCCGTGGGCCCGACGGCGCAATCGAAACAAGAAAATCCTCATCACAAGAACGACAATCGTTAAATGATATTATAACACAGTCCTATGTTGTTATAGAAAACTTAGAAAATGAAGCAATGCCGCTGCGAAAAGAACGTCTTGATCTCGAAGCTGAAGTTGGTCCTCTCAAATATATTGCTGCATTTGTTTATGGCGAAACCGATCAAGAGATCTTAGAACGCGCAGTAACTTGGGTTATAATTATCATTATATTTGTGTTTGATCCACTAGCTGTTTTACTTTTGATTGCGGGAAACTACTCGATGATCCAACAAACGCCTCGCCAGGCGCCACCAAATCCTCCCTACGAGGAGTTTGAAGATCAGGTCCCCCCTGATGATATAGAACCAGAAAAAGAATCAATGAATGCAACTACACTCGACCCGATCCCAATGAATGGTTCGGAATTGAACCGTCTACTCGATGAACAAGGTCGGGGCGGAAAGAAACGTCGAATTCGAGGCCGCGGCCGCAATTAACTTGACTTATTATATCTACTGTGTTATAATGTATTCCAAATAACACAAGGATATATCTATGTCAAACTTTTTTAATAACTTGGTTGAAGAATTGAAAGATGAGGATACTAAAATCCTCGCAGACGGAAATGCTTCAGCTGAATATACAGGCTGTATTGATACCGGAAGTTATGCACTTAATGCTGTTCTATCTGGTAGTATCTATGGTGGTGTTCCTAACAATAAAGTCACCGCATTTGCGGGAGAATCCGCAACGGGTAAGACGTTCTTTGTCTTAGGAATCGTGAAGCAATTTTTAGATTCCAATCCCACAGGTGGTGTAATCTACTTTGACACCGAAGCGGCTGTCACGAAAGGTATGATGGAAGACCGTGGTATTGATACTTCTCGTGTTGTAATTTCTGAACCTGATACTATCCAAAAGTTTCGGCATACAGCATTAAAAATTATCGAAAACTATTCCAAACAGAAAGAAAAATCTCGCGAACCTATGATCATGATTCTCGACTCTCTTGGTCAGTTGTCTTCCACCAAAGAAATGGAAGATACGATGGAAGGTAAAGAGACTAAGGATATGACGAAAGCACAAATCCTCAAGGCTACATTCCGCGTTCTCAATTTGCAACTTGCAAAGATTGGTGTTCCTTTAATGGTAACAAATCACGTATATGATGTTGTTGGATCATATATTCCTATGAAAGCAATGTCTGGTGGTTCTGGATTAAAATATACCGCATCCACAATTGTAATGCTGACTAAGAAGAAAGAAAAGGATGGCACTACAGTTGTTGGTAATATCGTCAAAGCAAAAATGCAGAAGTCTCGACTAACTAAAGAGAATGCTCAAGTCGAAGTCAAGATTACTTATGACCACGGATTGGATCGTTACTATGGATTGCTTGACATTGCTGAGAAGTATGGTATAATTAAGAAGTCTTCCACTCGATATGAATTGCCTGACGGCTCTAAAGTGTTTGGTAAAGCTATCAATGCTAATCCGGAAAAGTATTACACCGAAGAATTGCTGGCTCAAATTGACAATGCGTGTAAGAAAGAATTCCTATACGGAAGTGAAGGTGTCGATGTGGTGGAGACTGAAGATGAAGGAGAATAGAGATTACATCTTGATTGACCCTGAAGATGGTTATGACAAGAAAGATCAGTTAGCAAAAGTCCAAATTTTAACTGGTGACTTTATGGAAACTGTTTTTTCTTTTGGGGTTGTCACTATGAACGAAGATGAGATCAACAAAGACTCTTTAACTATAAGTTTTGACTATGAAGTTCTTTCATCCAATAAAGATGATCTGATGGAAAACAATAAAATTGAGTTTGAAGATTATATAAGTTTGATACTAAATTCCATATTAATGAACACTATCGATAAGGCTGAGGAAAAATACAACAATGAATCTAGAGAACAAAATTCTTAAGCACTTACTTTATGATGACGAGTTTATTAGAAAAAGTATTCCGTTTATTAAGTCTGAGTACTTTGAGGATGCAACAGAAAAGGTTGTGTTCCAACAGATTCACGATTATATAATCAAGTATAATACTGCCCCGACAGTAGAAGCCTTGTCGATTGAACTTGGGTCTCTTGACAATCTTAATGACGAACAATACAAGAAGACCATTGCGTTGGTTGAAAGTATTTCTCGTGACGATACGTCTGAGAATGACACTGAATGGTTGGTCGAACACACCGAAACTTTTTGTCAAGACCGAGCTGTGTATAATGCGATTATGGAAAGTATCTCTATTATTAATGAGGAAAGTAAAACACTAACCAAAGGATCTATTCCATCAATATTATCTGACGCTCTCGCTGTTTCATTCGACAATCATATTGGACACGATTTCATTGCTGATGCTGAACAACGGTATGAGTTCTATCATAAAGTAGAACAACGTATTCCGTTTGACTTGGATTACATGAATCGAATTACTAAGGGTGGCCTTCCAAACAAGACGCTCAATATCATTCTTGCTGGAACTGGTGTTGGTAAATCTTTGGCGATGTGTCATTTTGCCGCGGCAAATCTTGCCATTGGTAAAAACGTCCTTTATATAACATTGGAGATGTCTGAAGAACGGATCGCTGAACGGATCGATGCCAACTTGATGAATACCGAACTTGATAAACTTGCCAGCATGAGTAAGGAAAACTATCTCAAAAAGATTGACCGCATCAAATCTAAAACCAAAGGCAAACTTCTTGTTAAAGAATATCCCACAGCATCGGCAAATGTTTCTCATTTTAAACACTTACTCAGTGATATAAAGATTAAGAAACAATTTATACCCGATATCATATATATCGATTACTTAAACATTTGTGGTTCAGCTCGGGTGAAGGGTAATGCCTCCGTCAATTCATATACACTAGTTAAGTCTATTGCAGAAGAACTTCGCGGGTTGGCTGTCGAAAACGATGTTCCCATTGTTAGTGCTACACAGACCACGCGTGGAGGTTATGACAATAGTGATGTTTCATTGACTGATACTAGTGAGTCGTTTGGGTTGCCAGCAACTGCCGATTTTATGGTTGCGTTGATAGCCACTGAAGAATTGTCGGACCTAAATCAAGTAATGGTAAAACAACTTAAAAATCGATACAACAATCCAGACACAAACAAACGGTTTGTGATTGGTATTGACAAATCTAAGATGAAATTGTATGATGCTGAACAATCAGCTCAAAAAGACATTTCTGATAGTGGTCAATCTGTCGACGACAAACCAATTTTTGATAAGTCTGATTTTGGTAGTAGACAAAATGAAGAACGTGATTATTCTGGGTTCAAGTTTGCATAAGTATAAATAGAAGTATTGTATCAAGAAATATAAATATGAATACTTTTAGTGCATTTTTAGAAGAACAGAAAAACACTCACATGACCCACCTCGAAGATTTGGTGCTTTATGGGGGGGTTGATGGCACAAGACAAGCAATTTTTGCTCTGCGTGATATGCGTGATATGTTGGCTGGCCACGGCGGGTCTGTGTCAGTCAAATGGGATGGGGCTCCAGCTGTATTTGCCGGCCAAGATCCCAGAGACGGCAAGTTTTTCGTCGCTAAAAAAGGTATCTTTAATAAGAATCCCAAAGTTTATAAAACAAATGCAGACATTGATGAAGACACTAAAGGTGACCTGAATAAAAAACTTAAGTTGGCGCTGAAGTATTTGCCTTCCCTAGGCATTAAAGGTGTTATTCAGGGAGATTTCCTATTCGATTCCTCTGAATTAAAAATCAAAACAATTGATGGTCAGAAGTATGTTACCTTCCACCCCAACACAATTGTTTATGCTGTCCCAATAAAACAAGCTAACGATCTCCGTGTTTCTAAAATTGGCATTGTCTGGCACACAACATACACAGGTAATTCGTTCGAGACTATGCGAGCCTCATTTGGTGTAGATGTGTCCAAGTTAAAAAAATCTTTAAGTGTGTGGTCGCAGGATGCTTTTCTTAGAGACGTAACTTCAGCAACAATGACAAAGAAAGAAACTTCGGATGTCAACGCAGATCTTACATCTATAGGTAAGTTGTTTAGAGATATCAGTTCGACAACACTCAAGGCCTTAGAATCTGACCAAAATCTTGCACAACACATCGAAACATTCAACAACACTTTCGTTCGGGCTGGACAAACTATTGGCGATTCTAAGAAACATGCTGATAAGTTAATTGATTGGATTGCGGCCAAGTATCAAAAAGAAATTGACGCTAGAAAAACCGAGAAGGGTAAGAATACTCAACAAGCGAAAATGGACGATCTTTTGTCGTTTTTTTCAGACTCAAACAAAGAAAACTTGATTAAAATGTTTGAGTTACAAAAACTTATTGTTACTGTTAAACTCAAGTTACTAAATAGACTTAATAGTTTAGGTACCGTAGATACTTTTGTAAAAACTAAAGATGGGTACAAAGTCACAGGCGCTGAAGGTTATGTAGCTATCGACAAATTGAGTGGTAATGCCGTCAAACTTGTCGATAGAATGGAATTTTCATATAACAATTTTTCGCCTAACATAGTAAAGGGATGGCAAAAGTAAATGTATTCGTTCAAACAGTTTATTAGAGAACAAAAAAGTAAGGAAGCTTTTTTTACTTTTGGTCGTATGAATCCCCCGACCGTCGGTCATGGCAAGTTAATGTCGGTTCTTGCTTCGAAAGCGGGACGAAACCCATACTACGTTTATCTGTCACATTCTCAAGATCCCAAAAAGAACCCACTGACATACAAACAAAAAGTGACTCACGTCAGAAAGATGTTCCCACAACACTCTAGAAATGTTATCCTCGACACCAAAGTCAAGAATGTAATGGATATTGCTAGTTTTTTACATGCTAAAGGGTATGAAAAAATCACTATGGTTGTTGGTGCGGATAGAATAACAGAATTTAAAACACTATTGTCTAAGTATAATGGTGTAAAGGCCCGCCACGGATTTTATGACTTTGAGGAAATCAACATCGTTTCAGCTGGAGATCGAGATCCAGATGCTGAAGGTGTCGAAGGAATGTCTGCATCTAAGCAACGTGCAAATGTTGCCAATGGTGATTTGGAAACATTTTCTAAGGGTGTTCCTACCACAATGTCCCCCGCAAACACTAAAAAATTATTCGATGATATTCGATCTGGTATGAAAATGTCAAAAGTTTAATATTAATAAATAACAATATGTGCACAGTAAGACTTCGGTAAACCTGTGTTTGGATAAGACTAAGGTAATCTCCTATGGAAAATGAAGTACAAAACGAAGCTTTAACCCTGCAACAAAGACGTAAACGCGGAATGCAATTGCGTCGACGCAAGGCTCGTATCAAACGACAAAAAGCACTACAAATGCGTAGGTTTGCTAATAAGAGTCGTATCCAAAATCGAGCCCGCCGTGGTGCCAGAAATATTTTAAAGAAAAGATTTTCAGGCGGAAAGACATACAGTAAACTTTCTTCCGCTCAAAAAATTACCGTCGACAAACGCGCTGAGAAGATGAAGAAGTTGACAAATCGTTTAGCCACTCGGTTGGTTCCAACATTCCGAAGAAAAGAAATTGAAAGAAGACGTGGTTCACGTAGCGAAGACCTAGATTTAGATCTGCAATTCCAAGACCTGTTTTTAGAAAACAGTCAAGGCCCAGAGTTCGACGGGTTGGATATGGCCGACGCTCAGTTGGATGGACTGTTAGACGATGCAGAAGTAGTGCTGGAGAAGTTGGAAATGATGGACGAAGAACCTGATGAGTGGGTTCTCCAAAAAATTACTTTAGCCGCCGACTATATGTCAACCGTCAGAGACTATCTTGAATTTTACGACGACGATGACGACGATGACGACGAGGATGAAGAAGAATATTCGGAATCTGAAATTATTTCTGCTATGTTAGACGCCGGAAAGGAATCTTTTACTGAAGACGAATTGAATGAACTTGGAGATTTCTTTGAGGAATATTCAAGTTTGCAAAAGAAATCTCAGAAGAGTAACATACCCTTTGAAATTGTATTAGAAGTATACAATCGCGGTTTGGATTCCTACGAAAATCAACGATTCAAAACTCCACAACAAATTGCTTTTGCTCGTGTAAACAGTTTCTTGTCTGGTGGTAACACCGATGGAGATTTGCAAGAAAAGGTCTTAGAATTCGGCACAGACGACTCTCGAATTGCATATGCTCGATCTACGCCTGGGCAAAATCCCGATATCGTTACTATGAAATATGATATAGATTCGGTATTGAATGCGTTAAACGATGTCAATACTCAAAGAATTAAAAAGATCCACGAAGAAGTAGACAACGAATTTTTCCAAATATTTGGTGAAGAAAAATGAAATCATTTAAAGACTACAGAGCAGATTCTATAGATTGTACTTGCGAATCTATATACGAGGAACTTGTTATAACAGAATCTGAATATCAAGGCAAGAAGGTTGAATTGAATAATCCATTTAGACTGCCATCTGGATCAAAAAAGAAGTTTGGTGTATATGTTAAAAATGATAAAGGGAATGTCGTTAAAGTAACTTTTGGTGATCCGAATATGGAAATCAAAAGAGACGATCCAGAAAGACGAAAATCGTTTAGAGCTAGACACGGATGTGATAATCCCGGCCCTAAATGGAAAGCCAAATATTGGTCGTGTTACCAATGGCGAGCAAGCGCCAAAGTCGATAACTAATAAGTATATACGGGAGATTTTTGCGTGAGCGAAGAACGGTTGCAAAGAATCGAAGAGAAACTTGACAGACTAGCCGACGTTGTAGTCGGAATGGCAAGAGTCGAGGAAAAAATTGTTGATCTGGAAACAAGACGTGCTGAAGGGCATGAAAGGCTCAATAGAATTTCAAGTAAAATGGATGATATTGATCATCACGTAATATCTATGAGAGAACGTATGAATGTTATATCTAAAGTGATGTGGTTGATCGGAGCGGGGGTTGTAACCGCACTAATTACACACTTCCAAGAGATGCTCTAGGAAATACACACAATGGAAAAAGATTTAGACGAAAAATTTGGAGAAGATTCTGTTTTGAGTAAGATTGTGCCTTGGTTGTCCCGATGGATAGACACAAAGACACACGTTAAACAATATGAAAGGGCTGTCAGAACGTTTTTAGATTTGCGAAAGAAAAATCCAAAACAGGCTAGGCAAAATTTAGTCAAGGCTGCGCAAATCAATAACGTCGATACACGATCCCTTGATAAATTTTTTCGTGCGATGGTAGACAAGGGTGTTATGCCAGCACATTTAATTAATTATCACCCAACTTTTATGACAAAAGCTTTTGGAGAAAACATGGAACTTGAGGAAAAGAAAAGTAAAAAATTCAAAGATATACGCAAAGACGATCCTTGTTGGGATGGTTATAAGCAAGTTGGAATGAAGAAAAAGAACGGCAAAGAAGTTCCCAATTGTGTTCCAGAAGAAACTGAGATTACTGAAATGAAACTGCCTATTTCTGACGAAATGTTTAAATCTCTGAAGAAGGGTGACAAGATTAAGATTAACTTTGATTCTTCTATCAAGAAAGGTAATGAGAATACATATGTTGTTCAATCCAAGAGCAAATCGGCAAAGTACAATCTCGAAAAGATTAAATTAAAGAATGCATCTAACCCTGTTGCTCAAGCATCATATCTATATAACAGACAAGGTAAAGTTACAATGTCGCAGGGTGATATGGCTGTGACAATGAACTCTGTTGTAAAAGAGGCCGTAAGTGCGCTTGGAGATTATAAAGCAAATCTAACTCCAGACAGTTCCAAACCTTTAGGTGGCAAAATAGAAAGACCACATTTAGTTAAATCTTATAAGAACAGAAAACATGCTTCAAGATGGGTTAGAGTTGTGTATGATTTCGATGCCGCGGTAAAGAAATATCCACGTAAAGCTGTTAGGGAATTGGGAAAAAAGGATCAGTGGGGAGAAAAAATTGTGCAGATCTGGGAAAATGAAAATATGGAACTCGAAGCTGCGAATTTGTTGAACGAAGGTATGTCACCATCACAAATCGCACAACTGAAAAAAGCATACGGAAGCATTGATAAAGTTGATGTTACTGGACCTGCTTATAAGAAAGCAAAGGCATTCATTGCTAATATGAGCAAAGACGAATTGATGACTATGGCAAAAGCAAAAGTCAAGTGGTTGTCACAATTTGCAGCATCAGAACTTGCTAAGACTCACAACGTCAGGCTGAAGGCAAAAGACTACATGGAATCTCTATCATTTAGCGATTTTCGTAAAAATCTTGAAGAATCATCTGAAGAGTCTGTTGATGAAGCATCTAAAGAAGGTACGGTTCGTATCATTGATTTGGGTAACAAAGGACAAGACAAAATTCGTAAAGAGTTGGGTGTTGATAAACTTCCAAACAAAGGTTTCCAAGTACAGGTTATGACTAAGGGTAAATTTGTAAACCAAGGTAAACCTTACAAGACTATGAAGGATGCAGAGAAAGTTCGAAGTACTGGACAACACTCAATGCAGTTCGATGAAGCAACACTTGAAGAAAAGACAAAGTGGAAAATGGGTGATGGTCGCCCCAGAAACGGTCCTCGTATTGAAAACGATAGGTTCTGGAACTTACCGTATGATTCTTTAAAGTATATTGCCAAAGATGCTGGTGAGGCCATGAAAGCAAATCCCACCGCAAGAAAGGCAACTACTGGACCGGGCAACTGGGCAGACCAAGTTGCGGATGCTGCCACAGTCATGCAATGGAGAAAGAAAAACGGTATTAGGGAGTCTGTAGAACTTGACGAAGGATCTCGTGAAGCCGATATTAAAAAGACTATTTCGATTATGAAAAA